ACCATACACAGGTAACATGGTTGCGTTACCTAATAACAGGGTAAGGGTTACTCACCCTGCTTGGTTTGAGACAGGTGAAGGTGCTCCTGACTTTAGGCCAAATCAGCATACGTTTAATTCTAAAGAGGACGTAGACTACGTTTGGGATACACAAAGAGTTTTTAACAATCTTTATCAGGAGACAGAACAATGAAAATGAAGAAAAAAGGAATGGCTAAGGGCGGGGCCATGATGAAGAAAAAGGGCATGGCTAAAGGTGGAGCTATGATGAAGAAAAAAGGTTATGCTGCTGGTGGTGCAATGCCAATGAAGAAGAACCCTGCAACAGGTGAGATGATGCCTGCCTATGCTATGGATGGCAAAGGTAAGATGAACAAGGGTGGCATGGCAAAGAAAAAAGGTATGGCTAAAGGTGGAGCCATGATGAAGAAAAAAGGCTATGCTAAAGGCGGTATGAAAAAAGGTTATGCTAAAGGCGGTAAGGTTATGACTTACAATGTTGGCGGTATGGTAAAGAGCAGTGGCAGTCTTAACACTGGAATTAAAAAAGCTTAATGGCTTTAAAGAAATCTCAGAAAAGTCTTAAGTCTTGGACCAAACAGGATTGGCGAACAAAGAGTGGTAAGCCTTCTACCCAAGGTCCAAAAGCTACTGGTGAAAGATACTTACCTAAGAAGGCTATTAAGTCTCTTAGTTCTTCTGAGTACGCTGCTACGACTAAAGCTAAACGTAAAGGAACTTCTGCTGGAAAACAAAACGTAGCTCAACCAAAGAAAATAGCAGCTAAAGTAAAACCGTATAGGAAAAAAACATGAGGAACTATCTTAAGCGTATTTTACGTGCAGTACTTAATAGGGCTTGTCCCTGCAACAAATGTGAATGTTCATAAGGGATAAGAACTATGGCTAAAGAAACACTACAGCAACACTTGAATAGAAAACTTAAGGAAAAAGGTACTTCCTTAACAGACGAAAAGAAAAAGGCTGGTAAGTATAAGTCTATTTCTGCAGCCCAAAAAGCAGGTTCTTTATATTACACCGACAAGAACGGCAAGGTTATGGCTGCTGTTTTTGCAGGTGACTTAAAAGAAAAGACTACTAAACCACCAGTAAGACCTAAAACTAGACCACCTGTAAAGAAACCTAAGGCGTATAGTGGTCGTGGTGGTGGTGCAGCAGAAGTAAAGAAGCGTAACACTGACATAGAGTCTCCTACGATGAAAGCAAAACGTAGGGAAAAGGCTAAAAAAGGTTACCAAACTTTAGGTGATATGCGAGCAGGTGGTAGTAGAGTTCCAAGGCTTATGCCTAAGGGAAGAGCAGCTGTCAAAGAAATTAAAGCTGCAGGTCAAGAAGAACTTGATGCTAGAGCTTCTCGCGCTAAAAGGTATACAAAAGATCAGTGGGATTCTATGAGCCGTGGCAGACGAATTGAGTTGGGGTTACCTGTGTCTGCTAAAGATGTTAGGGGCGGTAATGCTACATTTAAGGGACAGACAAAAAGAAGTGTTGATCCTCTTAAACTAGCTAGTCCAAAAAATAGGAACTAACTTAAATAAAAGTAAGGACTAATCTTAATGGTACGTCAATTAACAGAAAAACAACAAAAGTTCTTAGACGTTCTTTTTGATGAAGCACAAGGCGACCCAGTTAAAGCAGTCAAGCTTTCTGGGTACGCTGAAGGCACGTCTGCTTCTTCGGTAACAGGTTCCTTAGTAGATGAGATTGCAGAACTAACTAAAAAGTTTATTGCACAGTCATCTACTAAGGCTGCTTACACAATGTTTAGTGTGATGGCTGATCCTACAGACCTAGGAGTTAAAGAGAAGATGCTTGCAGCTAAGGACATCTTAGATAGAGCAGGCTTTACTAAAACAGATAAGGTAGAAGTGAAGACCTCAGAACCTCTCTTCATCCTGCCATCTAAGGAGTCTGATGACTAAAAGAGCAAGTAAAGCAGAATATCCAGATAAGGTAGAGTGGAGGATACCTTTGAAAGGAGAGATGGGTGAATGGTATCCCATCATACGAGTAGGACGACACATACCCTTTGGTTATAAGCAGGACGAGGATGATCCAGATCTTCTTATTCCGATTCCAGAAGAACTAGAACTTCTAGAAAAAGCAAAACTCTTTCTCAATGAGTACAGTGTTAGACAAGTAGCCCTGTGGTTATCTAAAAACTCTGGTAGAAAGATCTCACATGTAGGGTTATATAAACGTGTCCGAATCGAAGAAAAAAGGCGCAGGTCGTCCAACAACTCTAGGCAATATGCCAGGCGGTATAAAGAGGCGGCAACCAAAGCGGAAAAAATCGAAAAGCAACGTATCGGAGGTAGAGCCACAAGAACTATCAACGGACAGCAAAACTGGGAAGACGTTAATCCTTGGGTCGAAGACGAAGACTCCAGCGACAGTTAAGCCAGCGCCTTTCGATGTTGAAGCTGCACAGGAAATTATCTTTGAGCCTAACGCAGGACCACAGACTAAGTTTCTAAGTGCCACTGAACAAGAGGTTCTATACGGTGGGGCAGCTGGGGGTGGAAAGAGCTACAGTCTAGTTGCTGACCCTGTTCGTTACTTAAACAATCCTAATGCTAGGATGCTTTTGGTTCGTCGTAGTACTGAAGAACTAAGGGAACTTATATCAGTCTCTAAGCAACTATACCCTAGAGCAATACCTGGTATTAAGTTTATGGAACGAGACAAGACATGGGTGGCACCAAGTGGAGCTACACTCTGGATGTCCTACCTAGACCGTGACGATGACGTTATGAGATACCAAGGTCAGGCCTTTAATTGGATTGGCTTCGACGAGTTGACGCAATGGGACTCAAGCTATGCGTGGACTTATATGCGCTCAAGATTACGTACTACTAAAGCATCAGGGTTACCTCTCTACATGAGGGCAACAAGTAACCCAGGTGGTCCAGGACACCAGTGGGTTAAGCGCACGTTTATTGACCCAGCTGAACCAGGAAAACCGTACTGGGCTACAGACACAGAAGGTGAAACAATATGTTGGCCTAAGGGACATACTAGAGAAGGTGAACCACTCTTTAGAAGAAAGTTTATCCCTGCTACTTTATTTGATAACCCATACCTTTCAGACGATGGTATGTACGAAGCTAACTTACTCTCTCTACCTGAGCACCAAAGAAGACAATTACTAGAAGGTGACTGGGATATTAACGAGGGAGCAGCCTTTCCTGAATTTAACAGAAGGATACACGTAGTAGATCCCTACGATATACCACACAACTGGCCAAGGTTTAGGGCATGTGACTACGGTTACGGATCTTACACTGGGGTTGTTTGGATTGCAGTAGCACCAGATGAACAATTGATTGTGTATAGAGAGTTATACGTATCTAAAGTTTTAGCTACAGACTTAGCTGACATCATTTTAGACCTTGAAACAGGAGACAAAATAAAGTACGGTGTTCTCGACAGTTCTTTGTGGCACAAGCGTGGTGACACAGGGCCAAGCCTAGCTGAGTCAATGATTATAAAGGGATGCCACTGGCGTCCATCTGATAGATCTAAAGGCTCTCGTGTTGCAGGCAAGAACGAAATACACAGACGACTACAAGTTGATGAGTTTACGGAGGGACCAAGGATGGTCTTCTTCAGTAACTGCACTAACACAATAGCCCAGTTGCCCTCCATTCCTCTAGATAAGAATAACCCAGAGGACGTAGATACTAAATCAGAAGACCACCTCTACGATGCTTTACGTTATGGAGTTATGACAAGACCAAGGAGTAATCTGTTTGATTTTGATTCAGTTGATCAAAGAACAGGATTCCAAGCAGCTGACCCTCAATTTGGATATTAGACTAAGGATCTACTATGGAAGAAGATGACATCTTGAACGAAGAAGTATACATGGATGACGCAGAAGTGTCCTTTATAGAAGATTCAGAAGAAGGAATGGGTTCAGACGAGCCTGTAGGTTCTATTGTAGCATACGTTCAAGAACGCTTCTATAAAGCTGAGACTGCTCGTTACACTGAGGAGCAACGTTGGATTAAAGCTTATCGTAACTACAGAGGAATTTACGGTCCAGACGTTAGTTTTACTTCAACTGAGAAGTCTAAAGTATTTGTTAAAGTAACTAAGACTAAAGTTCTTGCTGCTTATGGACAGATTGTAGAAGTACTCTTTGGAGCTAACAAGTTTCCAATAAGCATTAATCCTACTGTACTTCCTGATGGCGTCCTTGAAGCTGTTCATATTGAGTCAGATGAAAACATTAAGAAGATGGAGTCTAGCGGTCCTGTTGGTGTACCCTCCTTAAATCCTGGAGAAACCTTCCCTGACTTCCAAGAGCGTTTAGCTGGTCTTAAAGGTAAACTTGAGCCTTTAGGTGACAAAGTTAAAGTAGGTGAAGGCGGATCTCCTACTCAAATTAACTTTCACCCATCTATGATCGCAGCTAAGAAAATGGAAAAGAAGATACATGATCAGCTAGAAGAGTCTAATGCACGTAAAGAACTACGTACAACAGCCTTTGAGTGTGCATTGTTTGGCACAGGTATTATGAAAGGTCCATTTGCAGTAGACAAAGAATATCCTAACTGGACAGAAGAGGGTGACTACGAACCAATCATCAAGACTGTACCTAAGTGTTCCTCTGTTTCTACATGGAACTTTTATCCAGACCCTGACGCAATCAATATGGATGACGCAGAGTACGTTGTTGAACGCCATAAGATGTCTCGCACACAAATTCGTGCGCTTAAAAAACGGCCCTTCTTTCGTGCAAATGCTATAGATACAGCTGTAAACATGGGTGAGTCCTACACAAAGGAGTGGTGGGAGCAGATTATGGAGGACGAGGCTAACGAATCCAAAGCGGAACGTTACCAAGTACTTGAGTTCTGGGGTAACTTAGACATAGAATTACTTAAGGATCAGAATGTAGATATACCTAAAGAGGTAGAAGACTACGATCAAGTGTCTGTTAATATCTGGACATGTAACAATCAAGTACTTCGTCTTGTACTCAACCCATTTACTCCTTCTTACATTCCCTACTATTCCGTACCTTATGAGGTAAACCCATACAGCTTGTTTGGTGTAGGTATAGCTGAGAACATGGATGACACCCAGACACTCATGAATGGCTTTATGCGTATGGCGGTGGACAATGCTGCTCTATCTGGTAACCTTATTATTGAAGTAGACGAGACTAACCTAGTCCCAGGCCAAGACCTATCTGTGTACCCAGGAAAAGTCTTTAGGAGACAAGGGGGTGCACCAGGACAAGCCATCTATGGCACCAAGTTTCCCAACGTATCTAATGAGAACATGCAACTCTTTGACAAGGCAAGAGTACTCGCTGACGAG